GGGGGGAATGATAAACAACAAAACGCCTGAATCTCTCGCGCGGTGGGAGCCCGCGCCACAAAGCGAGAATCCGCCTTCATCGCCGAATACACTCGTGCGCGGCGTTTGGCTGGAGCCCGACGAAGATATCGCCTGGGTATGGTCCGGCGGTCGAGTGGTAGGGTATGTCATAAGCAAGACAAGGCAAAGGGGAGGGGAGCACGATGGAACCACGGGACATGAGGGATAGGGATTGGCGGGCGGAAGCATGGTGCAAAATTTGCCCCCCACTTTTTCAAGACACAATCGCCTCGCGGCTGCCGGCCGAGCAGCTTGCGAAGGTCATGAGCTGGCAGTACGGCCCACGCGGTCTTATCCTGGTTGGCCCCCCGCGCACAGGAAAAACGCGCAGCGTCTGGTTGTTATTGCAGCGGCTATATGTCGAGCAGGGCTATACGGTCAAAGCATATAGCGGCACACATTGGGCGGTTGAGGTGATGTCGAGATACGGCGAGCCCTCCAGCTTGCGGCGATGGTATGAGATGTTGGTGACAGTTGACGTGCTTTTCCTCGACGACCCCTTCAAAGTGCGCATGACTGAGGCGCAAGAACTCGCGCTGTGGTCTGTATTCGATGAGCGCAGCGCGTATTGTAAGCCAATCCTCTTGACATGCAACACAGATGGTAATACGCTCAAGATGCGCATGACGGAATCTGGCGCGGTCGAGCGAGCCGACGCGCTGATAAGCCGCATCCGCGAGTTTTGCGAGCCAGTATCGTTCCGGGATGTCAAGCCGGCTATCGAGAGTAATGAGTCATGAGAGATTGCAGCACATGCCCGCATAAGCCCAAACCAGGTACGCCTTATCTGCACACGCGGTGTGCACATTGTGCGCCGTGGGAACCGGAGGCCGCTGAAGAAATCAGCGTGCAAGATGTGTGGCCGGAAGGCGCGATGCACCTGGTGAGAGGCGAGGCGATGGAAACAGTTATGGAATATGGGCAGAAAAAATTGTGTGCATCAGGTGGGAAATTGTATGCGATTAACGATGGAAAAATGAGCGCAATTTTGAGCGCAAAACAGTGGAAACAATACGGGTCCTCCCAGCGAATTGGCGCTCCATCGCACCCGCGAACATCCAGGCGAGAAAATCGTTTTCATTTTTACAAAAATGAGAAAAGGGGCACGCCATGCCGGAAATGACGCTCTCAGGGATCCCTGTATTATGCCGCAATTGTGAGGCGGCTAAGCTTGCTGACCTCCACCCGAACCCGCGCAACCCCAACAAGCATGCGCCGGAGCAGATTGATTTGCTGGCCAAGATTATCCGGGCGTCCGGCTGGCGGCATCCAATCATCGTTTCTAAGCGCAGCGGGCTGATCGTCGCCGGCCATTGTCGATATTTGGCCGCGCAAAAGCTGGGTGTGGAAGAAGTGCCCATCGAGCGGCAATGGTTTGCGACAGATGAGGATGAGCTTGCCTTCCTGCTGGCCGATAACCGCATTGCCGAGCTTGCAGAGCGGGACAACACCGCGATCAAGGATCTATTAGAGCAGCTCGATACCGGCGCAATGGATATGGATCTGACCGGCTATTCGCAAAAGGCGCTGGAATCTTTGATGACGCAGGTTGCGCCGGAGCCCAACCCCGAAGCAGAGCGGCCACAAGGCGATGACGTTTTGACGTATGACGATATTGTGGAGGACAATCCCAAGCTGGGGGTTCTGACAGGCGCGCGGCTGGCGTACCGTGATCGGATGTCTGATAAGCGCGAAGTCAATTTTTGGCTTTGTCTGGTCTTCCAGAACTACGAGCAGAAAAAAGAGTTCTTGGCACAGTTCGAGGGGTTGGAAACACTTTACGACATGTACGTTGACGGGGTAGCTTTCGCACAAAAGATCGGGAAGCCGGTGACGGTCTTGAATCTGCGGCCTATTGTGCCGCCGCCGCCCGACCCCAATTTGTCGAAACTCGCGGAGGATGGGGGCAATGTCAAATAATGGTCTTGTGTCCTGCGACGAAAGCGGGGGAAAGGAGCAGATGCAATGGCACGCAAAGGTGGCAAAAAGGCCCGAAAGCGGGGCGGCCGCAAAGGTCGCGGGGCAGCCCAACACAAATCCACCGGCACTTGATCCGCTGGAGGGTACGGCAGAAACCCGCCAGCTCTGCCAGGAGATCTCCGAGGCATCTGGCGGGATCTGCTTTTTCGGTTTCAGCCGCGGCAAAGACTCGATCGCCGCTTGGCTCTTCTTACGGCGATTTTTCAAGCGGATCATCCCCTTCCATTGCGCCAGCGTACCGCATCTGCGTTTTGTTGATGAGTCGCTGGCATATTATGAGCGGGTTTTTGAGACACCAATCTTGCGCTTGATGGATGGGCAAGTTCTCGGCGCTGTTGACGATTTGGTGTGGCAACCGCCCGGCTCGGAGCCCATAATAGACGAGCTGGAATTGTGGCACTATGACATGCATGATGTGGTTGATTTGCTCCGGCAAAGGTTTCAGTTGCCGAATGCCTGGTGCGCCTATGCGATCTCGATGTTTGACAGCATTTATCGGCGCTGCTTTGTCGGCCGTTGCGGCGGCCGGTTCCCGCGACGCAAGAGCTTTTACCCCTGTTACAACTGGCGCCGGGAACAGGTAATAGAGGCTGTCAAGGCTTCGGGCATTAAGTTGCCAGTCGATTACAGGATGGGTAACCGCAGCTTTTCTGGCCGTCCGACTTATCATCGGCATTTGGGCAAGATCGAGGAAATGTTCCCCGATGACTATGCGCGCATTGAGGCGATGTTCCCCATGATCAAGGCGGAATATGTCCGGCAAGTTTTTCGGGCCAAGTATTGGCAGCCGCCAAAGAAGGCGGAGACATCAGAGCCGAAACCAAGCGTGACAGACGCCAATGTCTGACCTGACCCCTCAACAGCTTGTCTTACTCGCTCAGACCGGCGCGACAAACCGGGAAATCAACACGGCTTTGGGCCGACAGATGACGCCGGAAGAACGCGCCATCGTGGATAAGGCGCGCGTCGCGTGGCGACTCAAGAGGGCGGCTGATAACGAGCGCGGGCCGCGCAACGCTCGCGAGCGTATGCGGGCATCAAACGAGCGTGACAGGCTGGTACCATACCGAGACCCGACACCAGAGGAGGCGGCACGAAGGGCGAAGCTCGAGGCCAACGCTGCTGAGTGGTTGGCGTATTATTTGCCCTCCCGTTTCCCCTGGCCATTTGGGCCGGTCCATCAAGAGATAATAGACGCCTGTTTGCGTGCCATGTCGCAGGGCACATCCATGACCGTTGCTGCTCCGCGTGGGTTTGGCAAGACGAGCTTGCTTTGGGGCATGGCTCTTTTCGGCGTGCTGACTGGCCGATGCCGTTTTGCGGTTGTGATTGGCTGGAAACAGACGGCAGGGGTTGAGCTGTTGGGGCAATGGCTGGACGCGCTGTCGGAAAATGACAAGCTGCTGGCGGCCTATCCCTGCATCTGCGATCCCTTCCGCGATAGCACGCAGAGCAAGCGGTTGCAAAGCCTGTTGCGGTCCATCGAGCCGGAAGAGCGGGTGGGGTGTGATGTCCGCAAGGTTCGAGGGGTGATCGTGCTCCCTGATGTTGTCGAGCGGACAACGGAACGCGCCTTGCCGCAAGCTGCGCTGGCGGGGGCCAGCATCAATGGGAGCATCAAGGGGCTTAATATCGGGTTGCTCAACGGCGAAAGCTTGCGCCCTGATATTGTCATGCTGGATGACCCGCAAGACGAAATCACGGCTTTCAGCGAGCCGCTTGTTAACAAGGTTATTCGGCGCATTGACTATTCCGTTCGCAGCTTGTCGGGGCCGCGCCGGCGTCTGACGGTCATGGCCGCGGTTACGTGCATGAGCCAGGGCGATGTCTCCGAGCGTTTGCTTAAGCGGCGCGGGACAGAGTCTATCCGCTGCGGGCAAATCATGTCCTGGCCGAAGGGGTGGGAGGTCGAGACCAGCAGGGCGAGGGCCTTGTGGCAGCAATGGAATGAGGTGCGGCTTGAAGGCCTGGAGCAGCATGACGGCGGGGCGGCGGCAAGGGTATTCTACGCCGAGCACAAGGCGGAAATGACGGAGGGCATGACCGTGTCCTGGGGTGCGCGTTATCACGAGGGCGACGAGACGCGGGCGGGTGACCCAGATGCGCTATACTCTGCCATGTGGGATTATTATGATCTGGGGCACGATGCGTTCATGGCCGAGCGGCAAAATGCGCCCGTAAAGCAGGGGGCGACGATATATGCGCTGACGCCTGAGCTCGTCGACTCTCGCGTTGACAAAGACCGAGCGATAATGCAACTCCCGCCTTGGTCTCGCGTTATCATTGCCGCGACTGATGTCAACCATTACGGCCTTCACACGTGCGTTGTCGCCTTCGGAAATGATCATACGGCGGCTGTGTTGACTTATTCCCGGTTCGATAAGATCACGGTTCCGGAAAATTGCCCGACTACCGAGGCGAACCGCATAATATATGAGATGTTGACAGCGCACGGGAAAGAGATTGATGCGCTGCCATTACCGGTCAATCTGTGGCTGATAGATGGCGGCTATGCGCATGAGGTAGTCCAGCGGTATGTGCAGATGCGCAAGACTTTGCCGCAAGCTGTCGTGGCGCGTGGCTACGGCTTCAACCAGTATCGGCCTTACTCGAAGAGCACAATCGGCCAGCCGATGGAGTATTGCCACAGGACCAGGTGGCCGCTGGGCACGGGTATTGCCTGGCACTCCGATTACTGGCACGAGGTATCACAACGCGCTTGGCTTGGTAGTCTGGGGGCTCCTGGATCCATATCACTTTTCGCGGGGCATCATCGAGAGTTTGCGGAGCAGGTGACGGCGCAACGGTTGGTGGAAAAAGTCGAGGGCAAGACCGGCGCGATGTGGCGATGGGTACAAGTCCCTGGCCGAAACGACTGGGGCGATGCGCTCGCAATGTGTTATGTTGGGGCCGCCGTGCATGGGCTGGGCACGGCAGCAACCAGCTTGCCGCAACAGCCGGCGCACAAAATCCGGCCTCTGATATACAGACCGAGCAGGGGGATAATAAGATGACGCAATACAACACACGCGATCCAGAGATTAAGACGCGCGACCCGGCATTGCGCAAACGCCGGCCATATCAACATCCGCCGATTCTGCACGGGTTCCCCTGGCGTTGCAAGGCTTGCGGCAACGGCAAGTGGGAGCCGGGGGGGACCACAGTCTCGAATCTCCCGACGTGTGAACTGCTCTATTGGCGACGGTGCTCCGTCTGCGGGCGGTCATATTATTTTGCCTTGCGCATGGAGCCTGAAGACGTGGCTTTCTTTCGAGCAGGCGCACATAAAAATAGAAAAATCGTAACACCGACATATTGACAAGCCCCATATCCCTCATGCCAGAATGGCAGCATGACGGCCAACCTGGGTTTTCTTCCGGCAACACTTGTCGCGGGGGAAACGATTTGGATTTCTTCTGCGAACACAGACCAAGACAAAAGCGACATCACCATATCCGGCTTCACTCCGCCGGATTACAAGCTCATTTACGAGTTCGCCGCATCCTCTCCTCTCAGCGTCGAGGCGGAAGCCAACAGCGATAACAGCGGCTGGACTCTGACGGTGACCTCGGCGCAAACACTGACGTTCGGAGCGGGACTGCTGCGGTATGTCGGATATCTCACCAACGCGGCAAATAATACGAAATGGGCTGTAGATGCTGGCGTTATCAGTGTCACCCCATCGCCGCTGGCAACATCAGCTTGGCAAGACGTCGTGACGGCTTGCGACGCCGCGATTCTTAGCAACGCGGGATCGGGCGTGCTCTCCTTGAGCGTCGAGGGATTTTCGGTCACGTACAAGACCGTTGATGAGTTGCGCCGATTGCGGGCTTATGCTCAGAGCATGGCAGACCGAGAGCTTGGGCGGCACACGCCGCGCATAATCAGGGCGAGGTTCACATGATCCGCTGGCCGTGGGGACGTAACAGGAATGCGAGGCCGATGCAAAGCCTTGTGTGGCGTGGCTTCCAGGCCGCACAGACTGACCGGCTTCTCGCAAATTGGCGTTACGACGGGGGGTTCACGCCGCAGGAAATAATATCCGCGCTGGATATTATTCGCGCACGATCGCGCCAGATGGCGAAAGATTCCGCGTTGTTCCGGCGTTGGCTGGAGTTGTGTGCAATCAACATCGTGGGCGAGGGCTTTGTCCTCAAATCCACGCCGCATGATGGCGTGCCGGGCGCGAAGGATTATCGGTTGGATGAGGCCGCCGCCGCATTGATCGAGTATCACTGGTGGAGATTCTGTAACTACAGAGACCCGCAAACCGGCCTGACCTGGTGCGATGTGACGGGCCGAAAAACGGATTCAGAAATTGATCGGCTGAACGTCAAGACGCAACGGCGCGATGGGGAATACTTCCTGCGGATCATCCGCGGCGCGCCGAATCCTTATGGGATCGCCTGGCAAGTGTTGCGTCCAGATTGGTGCGATCACACTTACAATATCCCTGATACAGGGCACGGCACGGCGATACATTGTGGGGTGGAGATGGAGATGGCAACGCGCCGTCCGGTGGCGTACTGGTTTTGCACGCAGGGCGATACATTCACAACGGTTTCTCCGCTCGGCCGCAAGCTGATTCCGATTCCGGCCTCGGAGATAATTCACGGATTCCGACAAGAGGATGAGTACCAGCCACGCGGTATCCCGGAAAGTCACGCTGTGCTGGTGCGTCTGAAGATGATCGAGGAGCTTGACAGGGCAGAGCTGACCGCCGCGCGTGATTCTGCTTGCACGGTGCGGGTGTATGAGGCTGACACCAGCGCCTCGCAGGAAGTCTTCGCCGATTTGACGGCAGAAGATAATGCCAATGTGGCGACGGCGTTGTTACAGGAAAAAGAGCCTGGACAAGGGGAGATTGTTCCGCCTGGTTGGAAGATGCGGACCGAGACACCACAGCATCCAAACAGCGTGCACGCGCCATTTAAGGCGGGCATCATCAAAGACGTTGCGAGCGGGTTGGGCGTGGAATATTGCAACTTTGCCAACGATTGGGCGGGGGCCTCATTCTCCAGCGTGCGCGTCGGGACGATCAGCGAGCGCGATGCGTGGATTGTGGCGCAAAATGAATACATCAACCGATGTAAGACCCCGCAATTTCTCGCGTGGCTGAAATCGTTTTTGAGTCTGAGCGTTTCAGGCGGGTTGCCGCCGGAGAAGTATGACAAGTTCAGCGAGCATTATTTCAGGGGGCGGCGCTGGACATGGGTTGACCCCATGAAAGACATGGCCGCGGCTAAGATTGCGCGTGATCATGGCTGGAAGACAGACACGCAAATAACCGAGGAGCTTGGCGGGGATTACTCCGACAATCTTGATGCCATGAAGCGTGAGAAGGCAATGCGGCAGCAGGCCGGTTTGCCGGAGCCAAAACCCGAAGAAGGGCAGGTGTAATATGCCGACGGTTGGGAGAACAGCGCCAGAAGGCAAAACGCATGTTCAGTCTATGCGGTTCAAAAAAGACAAATGGCAGAAAGCCGATGCCGAGAAATGGGTAAAAGAGCATGACGGCTATGTTGACGGCTACGATGAGACAGAAAACGAGCATCGGTTCCGTCAATACGATCCGCAGGAAGACAAGTTCGAGTATCGGCCTTTTGATAAAGATTTGCCGGAAGGGGTTTATTTCATCATGGGATTCCCGCGCAACCAAAAAAAAGCGGGTGAGCCTGAGAAGACCAGAGACGTCAAAGAGCTATCGCATCGGGCGGTGTGCGAGCTCTCAGTCAGGGCGGCGCAAGATGGGCAAGAGGCGATAATCAGCATGACCGTTTCGAGCGAGACGCCTGTGCTGACATATATCGCATACGATGGCCGGCTAATTAGGGCTTATGAAATCCTGGATCACTCGCCGGGATGCGTTGACATG